CTTTCCACTCATCATAATGAAGAACATTCATAGATGAAAGAACACATACAAATGATTCTTCTTCAGAATTGTGAAGTGCGATTTCAGAACATAGATTTGAATTGTAAATTTTCATTCCTTTATCCTTATATTATGTTCCATGATACGATGAACAAAAACACAGTTGATGTGTATCGTAATAAAGGAGCAAAAATCTACAACTCTAACTTATGTTCAGAGATTGCACTTCACAACTCTGAAGAAGAGTCATTCGTTTGTGTATTGTCATCAATGAATGTTCTACACTACGATGAGTGGAAAGATACAGATGCTGTTGAAACGATGACTATGTTCTTAGATGCAGTTGTTACTGAATTCTTAACTAAAATTGAGGATATCAGAGACAACGGAACTATTGAAGGTAAGAGAGGGTTCTTCTATTTGGAGAAAGCTTACAACTTTGCTAAGAGACAAAGAGCGTTAGGTTTAGGTGTATTGGGATGGCACTCACTGCTTCAGTCACGTGGATTGGCTTTTGATACAAGAGACACTGCAAGATTGAATGTTGAGGTATTCAAACTCATCAAAGAGAAATCATACGCAGCTTCAGAGAAGTTGGCTGAGATGTTTGGTGAACCAGAATACTTGAAAGGTTATGGTAGAAGAAATGTTACGTTGAATGCAATTGCACCAACAACATCTTCAGCATTTATCTTAGGTCAGGTATCTCAATCAATTGAACCAATTTGGTCTAACTGTTATGTGAAGGATGTTGCTAAGATGAAGGTAACCATCAAAAACCCTGTATTGAAGAAAGTATTGGCTGAGTTGGGTAAAGACACCAAAAAAGTATGGGATAGTATTAAACAAAATGATGGTTCAGTACAACACTTAGAGTTTTTAACTGATGAACAAAAAGATATCTTTAGAACATTTGCTGAGATTAATCAATCATCAATTATCAACCAAGCTGCGGTTCGTCAAGACTACATTGACCAGTCACAGTCGTTAAACTTAATGATTTCACCTGACATGCCGACAAGGGATGTGAACAAACTTCTTATTGAAGCATGGCAATTAGGTGTTAAAACTTTATACTATCAACACTCAATGAATTCGGCACAAGCATTCGCAAGAAAGAAACTTGGTTTGAATGACTTACAGTGTGTTGCATGTGAAGGATAAATAAACAAAATCAGAAGAAATGAAAACTCATTATATCTTCTGAGGTTAAGGAAGGAGAAAAAGGTCGGACATTGTCTGACCTTTTTTATTACATCTTTAGATAAAATTATCTGTGTTTATATTTATGGAATATGGCAGACGGTAAAACATATGGTGTATTTTTCCCATTTAGGGATAGTATTAAAGGTGACTATGTAAGCTTAACTCAATCTTCAGACGAAGAGATTAGAGCTGATTTATTACATCTGATACTAAACAGAAAGGGTGGTAGATACTTTTTACCTGATTTTGGAACGAGAATATATGAGTTTATTTTTGAACCATTAGACGGTCCTACATTCGACGCAATTAAAGCAGATGTAAGACAAGCGGTAGATAAATACATACCAAACCTACAAATAAATGACATTACCATTGAACCATATTTAGAATCTGAACCATTACCAGGAGAAATAAATTATGAAGAATTAGGTAATCAAGTATTTAAAATACCTGGTAGAGGGACTGAAGAATACACGGCAAAATTAAGAATAGATTATTCTATCATTAATGGGACATTCTCATCTAAAGATTTTGTAATAATTAATATTTAATAGTATATGGCAAATCGTAAAATATCATACACAGAAAGAGACTTTGAAGGTTTAAGGCAGGACCTCATAAATTATACTCAACAGTATTATCCTGAATTAATTGCTAACTTCAACGATGCATCTATCTATTCTGTGTTTATGGACTTAAACGCGGCTATCGGTGATAACTTACATTACCACATGGACCGTAGTATACAAGAGACAGTTTTACAATATGCACAACAAAAGTCTTCAATTTATAATATAGCCAGAACTTACGGTTTAAAGATACCAGGTAATAGACCATCAATTGCATTAGTAGATGTTTCAATTACGGTACCTGCAAATGGTGACCAAGAAGATGAAAGATACTTGGGTGTGATGAGAGCAGGTTCACAATTTATCGGTGTAGGTCAAGTATTTGAAAATCCTAATGATATTGATTTCTCTTCTCAATATAATAGTGAAGGTTACCCTAATAGAACTAAGATACCAAACTTTGATTCTAACAACAGATTGGTAAATTACACAATAACTAAAAGAGAAGTTGTAGTTAATGGTATAACAAAAACATTTAAAAAAGTTATTAATAATAATGATGTTAGACCATTCTTTGAATTTTTCTTACCTGAAAAGAATGTGCTTAGTATTACATCTGTAATTCAAAAAGATGGTACTACCTATCAGTCACCACCACAATATGGTGAATTTATCACTTCACCAAATAAGTGGTATGAGGTTGATGCTTTAGCCGAAAGTAGAGTCTTTATTGAGGACCCAACAAAACCATCAGACCAGCCAGGTATTAAAGTTGGTAAGTATATTGAAACAGATAACAGGTTTATTTCTGAGTTTACACCTGAAGGTTATTGTAAGATTACTTTTGGTGGTGGTACAACAACACCTGAAGAACAATTACAACACTTTCCGAGAACGGGGGTTCCTTTAAGAATACAAGATTACCAAAATAATATTGGTTTAGGTTTAACGGTAAAACCAAACACTACATTATTCGTTCAATATAGAATCGGTGGAGGTAGTGCTACGAATATAGGTGTTAATGTTATCACTCAATTTGGTACTACAAGATTTGATGTGAACGGACCATCAGACACTATTAATCAAAATGTTATTGAAAGTTTAAGATGTACAAACGTTACTGCTGCTATTGGTGGTGGTGACTTACCAACAACTGAAGAAGTTCGTAATATGGTATCATTTAACTTCGCAGCACAAAAAAGAGCAGTAACTATTAATGACTATAATTCTTTAGTTAGAACAATGCCGAGTAAATTTGGTGCCCCTGCAAAGGCATCTATTGTAGAAGAGGATAATGCTATTAAGGTTAAAGTATTATCACGTACTCCAGACGGTAAGTTAACGGAATCAGTATCAAACACTCTAAAACAAAATATTGCTAATTACTTATCAAACTACAGAATGATAAATGATTACATTGAGGTTACTACCGCTAAGGTAATTGATTTATCGTTTGAACTTTCAGTCGTTATTGATGCTACTCAAAATCAAGGAGATGTTATTACTAATGTTATAGGTGGGGTTAACGGATACTTTACACCTCAAAGACAACAATTAGGTGCAAATGTTAATGTTTCGGATATTAGAAGAATTATACAGGATGTACCAGGTGTTATTAGTTTAGCAGACCTTAAAGTGTTTAATAATGTCGGTGGTAGATATTCTAATTCACAAACGTCACAGAGATATTCTGACAGTGCGACCAAACAAATTCAATTAATTGACGATACGATATTTGCAGAACCAAGTCAGGTTTATCAAATAAGATTCCCTGAAAGTGACATTACTTGTAAAATTAAGATAGCAAGTAATACTGAATTCTCTTAAAAACTATCCATATACTTTTTCAAAAATCAAATTAAAATTAAGATGAATAACTATTTATCTTAAAAACTTATTATGCCAAAATCAATCAGAATTAGAACTGAACCTGGTGTTGATAGAAATATCAACGTTAAAATTGACCAAGAGTTTGACTTCTTAGAGATATTGTCTTTAAAGTTAAGACAAGAAGACATATATACACAATTCTGTGCTGACTATGGTGTTGTTGTTGGTCGTGTAATTGCCAATGGTGGTGTCGGTGTACCAAACGCACACATATCTATTTTTGTTCCTATTGACCAAATTGATGAGAACGACCCTGTTATCTCAACAATATATCCATTTAAATCTCCTGAAAGTAAAAACGAAGACGGGTTTAGGTATAACCTATTACCTTATGAAAATGAGTATTATGGTCATACCGCAACAGGTACGTTTCCAACGGATGAGGATGTCTTAACACGAAAAGAAGTTCTTCATGTATATGAAAAGTATTATAAGTATTC